TGCTGGATTTACTGGAGGAACATTAGTAACAAATGCTGATGTTACTGTATTTATTTACGGATCAGAATTTAGAAAAGGAACAGCAGGAATGCAAGGTTCTCTTGAATCAAATGATTTCATATTTGACAACAAGCCTATTATTATCAAAGATACTTACAATGTTTCTGGATCTGATATGGCTCAAATTGGATGGATTGAAATTACAACTGAAGACGGCGGAACTGGATACCTGTGGTATCTAAAATCAGAGCATGAAACAAGACTACGTTTTGATGATTTCTTAGAAACAGCAATGATTGAAGCTGTACCTGCAGAACAAGGTTCAGGAGCAGATACCATCTTAGGTGGAACAAATGCTGGAGCTGGAGAAACAGGAGCTGGATCAGATGGTATTTTTTACAGTGTACAACAAAGAGGTAATATCTGGGACGGTGGAAACCCAACAGTATTAGCTGACTTTGACAATGTAATTAGTCGTCTAGACAAGCAAGGAGCAATTGAAGAAAACGTATTATTCGTTGACAGACAATTTGCTTTTGATATCGATGATATGTTAGCTGCACAAAACTCTTACGGAGCAGGTGGTACTTCATATGGTCTTTTTGACAATGACGAAGAGATGGCGTTAAACTTAGGTTTCTCAGGATTCCGTAGAGGTTATGACTTCTATAAGACTGACTGGAAATACTTAAATGACCCAACTATGAGAGGTGGGCTTCCAACAGGAGCAGGATCAGGACGTGTAAACGGACTACTTGTACCCGCTGGATCAACTAGTGTTTATGACCAAGTACTTGGTAAAAACGCTAAGAGACCTTTCTTACATGTTAGATATAGAGCTTCTGAAACAGAAGACAGACGTTACAAGACTTGGATTACTGGTTCAGCTGGTGGTGCAATGACAAGTGATGTTGATAACATGCAAGTAAACTTCTTGTCAGAAAGAGCTGTTTGTACTTTAGGTGCTAACAACTTCTTTATCTTCCAAGAGTAATACACTACTTTAAGGGGGCGTAAAAACCCCCTTTTTTTTATATAAAATTTAAATCTAATCAAATGAAAACTACTAGTAAATACGTAGATAAAATCTACAAACTCACGCGCGACACTGCGCCATTATCCTTAATCCTAGCATCAAGACATACCCAACGATTTCCTCTTTTGTGGTTTGATGAAGAGACAGGAACAAACAAAGCTTTACGATATGCAAGAAATCAGAACTCTCCCTTTCAGGAGGAGCAAGATAATAATGCAATATTAGAGCCTATAGTATTTGAAAACGGCTTTTTAACTGTGCGTAAAGAAAATCAAGTATTACAAAAATTTTTATCGTATCACCCAGGTAACGGAAGGGTATATGTTGAAGTTGATAAGGCAAAAGATGCAGCACAAATTGTTCAAGAGCTTAACGATGAGGTTGATGCTTTAATCGAAGCACGTCAACTATCGGTAGACGAAGTAGAAAATGTAGGTAGAGTATTGTTTCAGAATGATATTACTACTATATCAACAGCAGAACTGCGTAGAGATATATTAGTGTTTGCAAAAAACCAACCTAAAGATTTTTTATTATTATTAAAAGACCCAGCGTTAAAATTAAACGCATCTATTCAATTATTTTTGGATAAAGGAATAATACAATATAGAAATCAAAATAAAGAAGTGTTTTATAACACACCTTCAAATAAAAAGAAAATGCTAAACATACCTTATGGTGAAGATGCTATTTACATAATAGCCTCTTATTTTCAAACGGATGATGGCATAGATGCTCTAAAGCATTTATCAGGTTTGGCAAAGAACATGTAGAGACAAAGCCAGTGAGAAATCGCTGGTTTTTTTATTGTATCTTTAACTTTTATTAACTCATAAATTATTATTATTATGAATAAATACCTAAGTGTACCGGTTACAAATGAAGGAAGCCAATTGGTTCCTGTAACAAATGTAAAGTTAATTGAGGTTGGAAACGCGGCAGGTCCGGGTGCTAACCCAACAACAACGACAACTATTTTTTATGGTTCTTCAAAGACTATAGAATTTACGCATGCTGCAGTGCCAGCAAACTCAACTATATTTAGAAACTTTTTGCAGTCAGAAATGACAACTGCTCTTAGTACTTCATGGACAAATGTGAGTATGGATATTGAACCTGCATTTGCAGTATCTAATATAGACATAGCGTAACATTATTATTAACTCATAAATTATTATTATTATGGAAAAATTTTTAAGCATTCCGGTGTTAGACGCTGGAGGAACATTAAATCAGGATCAATTGGTATCTAGTTCAAATATTGTAACTATTGGTCAAACAACAACTACGGCTGTTGCAATAACTTACTTAGATGGTAAGATAGTAACTCTTACATGGCCAACTGCGTATGCATCGCCTATTTTAGAGGTATCAGTTCAAAATGCAGTAACCAGTGCATTGGAATCAGGATGGACATCCGTGACTTCGGATTATCTTCCAAAAGGAGCAACAGTTGCTCAAAAAACTGGAATAGTGTCTAACCCCTTGAGTACAATAGTATACTCTTAAAATGATGTCAACAATGGAAAAATTTATAAACTTTAAACAACTTAATGTTGTTAAAACAGGAACGTCAACTGCTAATGGAGCAGCAGGATTGACATTAACAGATTCTAGTGGAACTTTTACCCAAAGTGTTTTACCTAATGCAATTGTATGGGATAGAGCAACAAATGCTGGTACTGGAGGAGAAATGTATACAGTTGTTTCAGTTGATTCTGACACACAGTTAACCTTACTAGCTATAGGAGCCACGGCTAGTAGAGGGGGCGGAGTTCCAGATGCAACGGCATACTTTATTTATATGCCTGAAAATACAGTTAAACAAAGCGGAACTGCAGATGGTACGGGCACATATCAGCTAATTGACTCAACAGTCAATTTCGTTACGGCTGGTGTTAAAGTAGGCGATTCAGCTTATGATATAACAGGCGGGTCAACCGCATTGGTTACTAAGGTAACGGGGACTACTTTAACTGTAGACGCTGATATTTTTGTCGGAGGTGATGTATACATGGTTTACAGAAAGGTATCTGACAATCATGACAAAATGATGAGATCAGCAGATTTAGGATTTATTGAAAATACATCTACAAATAATCTGAATTCAGAGCTTAAAATAACTTACGGCGATAAGTCTGCAACACAGATGTTATTGACCTATGCATTTACAGCTGCAACCGGAAGTAATGAGGACATGAGAAATGGTGTACAAAATGCAGTAGTTGCATCTTTGCAGACCGCGTGGTCTAATGTATCTTTTAATTTCCCAGGGGTTTTAAATAAAGAAGTAACAGCTGGAAACGATAACAATGGCGTACTAGCGGGACAGAACTTTTTTATCTTAAGATTTCAAAAAGTGTAATAAATAATTGTTATTAATCCAATAATTCAAAGAGGGGTCAACAAAAATTGACCTCTTTTTTTTTTGCTTATCTTTGTGTAAAAGAATAACAATGATAAATTCTGTACGTAATACAGTTTTAGCGATTATTAACAAGAATAATTACGGGTATTTATCTCCCAATGATTTTAACTTGTTTGCTAAACAAGCCCAATTAGATTTATTTGACGAGTATTTTTTTCAATACAATCAACAGATTAATGAAGAAAATGCTAGACTATCTGGCACAGGATATGCAGATTTAAAAAAAGGATACGAAGAAGTAATTGATTATTTTTCAGTTACACAAGATTTAACTCAAAGTGCGGCAAACAGTTATTTTTTGCCATCAGCAGCAACAACAGGTTCTGATTATTATCTTATCAATGAGATAAGATGTTCTAGTCTAGCGGTGTTTAAAGGTATTGCGGAACCAGTGTCTAATAGTAAAATAACACTATTAAACAATTCGATGCTTACTGCTCCTTCAGTGATTTATCCGGCTTATACTCAAGAAGCAGAAAAGGTTACTATTTACCCTGTTTCTTTTAATGGAGCAACTGATATTAAGTGTCAGTATATAAGATACCCTAAAGATCCTAATTGGACATTTACTACAATTTCTAATGGTGACCCAATTTTTAATCAAAGCCAAGCAGATTATCAGGACTTTGAATTACCTCTAGACGATGGAAATGACTTAGTGTCAAAAATTTTACAGTACGCAGGTATTCAGATAAGAGAAGGCGATGTGTTTAAATTTGGACAGGTAGAAGAGCAGATGCAAAATAAAGAACAATAATTATGGCATACATAGACCAAAAAAAGTATTACACTAACGATGCGGCGAATCCAACAGATTTAAATTGGGGTTCGTATCAGTACGTTAGCTTAACAGATATAGTCAATAATTTTTTGTTAATGTATGATGGAAATCATTCGTTGGTAAATAATGAAGAAAGGTATAAGGTTTTGTTTCATGCTAAGCGGGGAATACAAGAGTTAAACTACGATGCATTTAAAGAGATAAAATCACTACAGCTGACGGTGTATTCAGATTTAAGATTTGTGTTGCCTTCTGATTATGTTAATTGGGTTAGAATATCTTTATTTAAAAATAATACTATTCGACCTTTACTTGAAAACATACAGGTTCAATCAGCTTTGTCATACGTGCAAACGGCGACTGCTTCATTCACTTATGATGGTGCAGACAATGTAAACACACAGCCCTCAACGCTAGACACATCTAGACAGGATGGTTCTTTAAATAGTATTTACTTAAATCAAGCAAACTTAGATCAAGATAACAATCCACCTTTTAACGAAGATTATTACGACACGTTCATAGGAGCTCGCTACGGGCTTAATACTGAGACTGCTAACATGAACCCAACTTTTACTATAGACAAGAAGGCAGGGGTCATTAATTTTGACTCTACCATGGCTAATGAGCAGTGTGTATTAGAGTATATTTCTGATGGCATGGAAGGTGGTGACAATTCACTTATAACTCTAAACAAACTATTTGAAGATTATATTTACGCATATATTAAATATGCAGTATTAAACAGTAAGTTTGGCGTGCAGGAGTATATTATTAACAGAGCACGAAAAGACAAAACCGCCTTATTGCGAAACGCAAAAATAAGATTAAGCAATATTCATCCAGGACGATTATTGATGAACATGAGAGGTGAAAATAAGTGGATAAAATAACATGGCTAGAACGCAAAGAAATTTTGTTAAAGGGCGTATGAATAAAAGCCTTGATGAAAGGCTTATACCTAACGGGGAATACGTAGACGCGTTAAACGTAAGGTTAGGTTCAACTGAGGATTCTGAAGTAGGCTCTGTTGAAAATGCAAAAGGAAACACACAATTAACATCACTTTACGTTACAGACTTGGATACACAAGCAGAAACAGCTTTAAGTTCTGCCGCTCGAACCATAGGTGCTTTTCAAGATAGCGCTAATGAGACTTTATATTGGTTTGTTCATGACCCTTCCTTTACGCTAGGGGATACCGGCAAGTGCGACATGATAGTTTCTTTTAATACAAGAACATCACAGGTGGTTTACCACATTACTAGTTTAGATGATGGGACTGGTGTCAATACAACTTTAAATTTTAATCCTGCCTTTTTAGTCACTGGAATAAATTTAGTTGGTGATTTACTTTTTTTTACAGACAACTTGAATCCGCCTAGGTTTATAAATATTAAAAACGACTATACTAATCCAGAGATTAGTACCACTGCAAATCCTGCTTTTGATGAGGATGTTTGTTTTGTGTTTACGGCAGAAGAAAAAACAATTGAAGGTAATGTTATTGTTGGGTTTGATAGGGGAACCCTTCTAGGATCTCCTTCTCTCAATGGATTAGGGACTGGTGTAGCACCAACCACAACTCAAGTCCCCCTCCCTGGGGTTGACCCTTACACTAAAGATGGGAGTCAATTCACAAAAGGGTTTGGAATAAGAGGAGTAAATAGTGCTATTAACTTAGCTCTAACTACTTTTACAATGCGAAATCCTACTATTTCAAGGTTTCAATCTGTTACTATGCAAGTAATTAATGCATCAAACGTTAATCTTAGCGTAGGATCAAGAAGTATATCGGCAACAATAACAGGGAGCAACGGAACATCTGGAACATTTAGCGGAACTCTGACACTTGGAGGTACTGATACATTTGGATATGTTGATGCGAACGGAAATAGGGTAATGGCAGAAACAGGGGGGATTTTTAAATTATCGGATTCTACTACCTCTCTCCAAGGAATGAAACTAGTTGGCGGAGTAACTTATACTATTAAATTTTAAGAATGGCTTCATATATAGATAATTTTAGCG